AACCACATAATCTAGGCCTTTCGGTAGAACTTCACAATACGCTGGATTCCAATACCGTTGCTTATATAACTTAGTAACTTTTTCAGGGGTTAAGGCTCGCATATCGGCTTCAGATACTGGATGCCCTACCCATTCTTCCCAAACCCGTTGGGTTACCCCTAGGTTAGTTCGGCCTCCGCTGTCAAGGCTATCGTGAACATAATTTCCTTCATGCTTTAATACACGGGCTAAACACTCCTCAAATCTCATTTTTTAAGGTTTGCCATAATGCGTGTGCCAAACAAAAATCCAAAGGCTATGTTGGCAGCTTCTAAACCAATACGCTGAACATATTGGTCTACAGGTAAGAATAAAGTACATAAACCTACAACAATGACTGTTAAAGCGCCTAAATAGCGACTAGAAGCTCTTAAATCGATGACCCATTGGCTTGGTTGACCGTATGGGTTATCAAGCTTTGCAAGGGCTTCTAAACGGGCAATTTCGGCTTGGTCTAGCTGAATCTGCTCTGCAATGGTGGTTGGGCGAACTCCACCGTTAAAACGCCCTATAAGCTGTTTAATGCCTTCTACACCTACAGGCACTAATGCACCAATAATGGTTTCTAAAATCATTTTGTAGAAAAATAGTGGGCTATAAAACCTACTATTGAACTAATGCCTGATACAACCATCATACCGACCCAAAAACCGCCCCTGCCTTTATTGGCTAAAGCAAGCAGTTCTTCCATGCCTTCTTCTAGCTTATCCACTTTTTGAGTTAGAGTATCAACCTTTTCCCAAAGTTGGCCGTATCGTACTGGGTCAATTTCAAAAGACATACTCAAACCTTTTACGTGTTATGTTTATAAAGAACCTATAATTAAAGCAAATAATTCATCATATCTAACACCTAAACGAGTACCACCGCCAGGTAAATCATCAGAGCAAAATACACCGTAATCTTCAGCATTTAAGCCTTGAGCTTCAAAAGCAGATTTCACATCTTGTGCAATTACACCAAAATGGATACGAGCTTCTGCACCCTTTTTTTGCACCGCATCATTAAATTTAAAGGATTTCATCATTCCTTTAAGTGCTTGACCTACTGCTTTTTCTGCTGCGGATAGGTCTTTAATTTGTTGTTTACTGCTGGCATCAGAAGTATTAATTGTGCCTGTAGCTGCATAAACTACAGACCAACGATTTGCTCCAGCACCTAGTGATATTGTATTGTCAGTATTAGGAAAAAAGATATTTACATTGTTAACCGATACATAAGGAGTGCCACTAATACTTAATGAAAGTGTGCTTCCAGTTGTATTAATTGTGCCTGTATTTACTTGAGTAACTGTAATTGTTGGGCTACCTGTTAATCCACTAGCAGTAGTTGCACTAGTTGCACTAGTTGCATTAGTTGCTGTAGTTGCGGTTGCAGCATTACCGCTAATAGAAATACCCCATGTGCCAACAGCACCTGTACCAGTTAATGTAGGAGCATAAGTACCAATGTTGCTTGTAGTAATAACCGTAGCGCCACCAGCGTTATAAGGGGTATACCCTAATGCTGTAGTGACATCGGCAGAAATTAAAGTAACCACACCTGATCGAGTGTTAAAGCTAGTAACACCTGAAGAAATAGCAGTAATAGCAGATTGCACAAAAGCTGTAGTAGCAATTTTTGTAGTGTTATCAGAAGAAGGAGTTACTGTAGGGGCTGTACATACTCCAGTCAATGCAGCAGAAGTAGCGGTTAAAGCTAAAAATCTACCATTTTTAGGGTTAGCAGCACCAATAGGTGCGCCATCAATCGTGCCGCCAGTAATAGTAGGGTTAGAAATCTGATTAACTGTAGCTACATCACTAGAAGCTGTGCCATCGGCAACGCCTGTAATTTTATTGTTACCCATTTGCAAAATGCCCGTCATACCCGATGTACCGTCTGTAGCAACAGAGCCAGTTAAAGCTGTGGCTACATCGCTAAATGTAGTATTAGCCCATGTAGATGTAATGGTAGTACCGGTAACAACAGGATTACCTGCTGGTAGGGTGTAAGTTCCGCTTGAGCGTGGCATTATTTATTTCCTTTCCGTAATTCATTAGCCATTTTTTCAGGCGAATAATTAATAGATTCTTTAACTTGTTTAGTTAATTTTTGCTTTTCTAATGCTTCTGATCCTACTTCAACCATTGGGCCAACTAACGGTATTCTGTTAATTAATTTGTTTAATACTTTGTCCATTGCACTAGCAGTATTAGACTGGTTAATGCCTTTTATTGGTGAATTAATTGTAATGGCAGTATCTCTAAGATTTCTAATTTCCTGTGCGCCTGACTTACCAAACATATAGTCTAATTTGCCTGATTTATCCAAATTTTTAACAATGGTGTCAAATTGTTTAGGGTTAAAATTACGCTGCCCTAATGAATCTGTTTCAATGTTTTTGGTAATGGCACTTCTAATGTTTTCAATGGTTTGACCTTGTAATTCTCTGAAAGCCTGTTGACCATTTTCAGTCTTTTTAAGGGTCAATCCTAATTTCTTTAAGCTATCTAAATCAGATTGCATTACTGATTGTTCAAATACTTTTTCCAAAGCCACAACTCTATCATTAGAATTTGGTTTTTTGCTTAAAAGGTCGTTAATTAAACCAATGTTTTCAAAATCGTTAGCAAATTTAGTTCTTAATCTTCTAGCTTCTTTAAACAAATCTCCACCAGCATTTTCTGTAGTGGCATCAATCATTTTCTTTATGTCACCACCAAAAGCCATATTGCTAGGTGTATCGCCTGATAATCTATTAACCATCTTGCGTACTTCTTCAACTTCATTAAGTGTCATTTCACCATCTTTAGCTAATTGATTTAACTTAATTTTTGCGCTATTAATAACTGGAGCATTTACTGCTTCTGCTTCCATAGCGTCAAGTTGATTAATAATTCCTTGAACATTGACTTTTTGTTGGCCTTCTTCAGATTTTCTAGCAGTTGTGTATGCAGTTTTGTAAGCAGTTTTAGCTTTGTTTGCAGTTTCCCGTAAAGCAGAATCAACTGCTTCGCCAGTAGGTCGCATATAGAATTCGTTAGCTACTTTAGCACCTGTAGCATCTACATAAGCATCTAAGTTTTGACCAATTTTCGTATTTCTTAACTCTTGTGCCACTATTAATGGTTTACCTACATCCGCAGGGTAGGTTTTCATTGTTTCAGTTTCAAATTGTTGATCTGCTAAATTTCTAGTAGCTTGACCTTTGCTTAAATCAATAGGAACACGCAATTGTTTAGCCATTTCTATTCTTTGTATAGCTAACGGAATTTCTGCCGAACCTACGCCTGACATGGTTGATGTTGGTTGAGCTTGGCGTAAAGCCTGTGCAATGCGTGGCCCAGTTTCTTGTACTGTTTGTGCCGCTTGGCGTACTTGTGTAGGTGCGCCACTTGCTGTTCTTGCATAGCTAGGAAGCATACCAATATTAGGAAGTATAGGGGGTAATTTACTAGCTTCAAACGCACTACCAATATTTTGTAATATGTCCTGGCTTACAGGGCTAGTAGGCTGATATTGAAACCTTTGTGCAAATTCAGGGCTATCAAGCCGTTTGTTTGTGCCTTGTTGAATGTTTTGTATAGCACCTGCACCAATACCTAAAAACGGGGCAACAGCACCAGTAGCCATTGCTGCTGGAACTTCATATAACGCCTTTACCCGATCCATCATGGTACGGGGTGGGCCTTGTACTGGGGGTGGATTTGGAACTTCGCCAACTAATGTAGGAACATCACTTGTAATAATGTTTCCTTGATCCATAACAAATCCAGCAGGTAAACCGCCTTGTTTTTCAAGTACAAATCCTTGTGGAAGTGCCATTATCTGCCCCCTGCTGGTTTCCAGTTAATGCCGCCATCAGTAGATACAATCCGTTCACCTGTTCTTGGGTTTATAGCGTATTGTGGTGCGCCAACAGAAACCTTACCAGCCGACCTAGCATTTTGAGTTTTAGCATCAGTTTGTGTTTTGGTGCTAATGCTATCCCAATTACCTTCAGGGTAATATTTCTTTTGCAAATCAATCATTTGATTTATTGTTGATAAA